TCTTCTTCACGACCTTTAAATTTTCCCTTACGAACATCTTCAAAAAACTTTTGGATGTCTGCAGGAGAATAATTCTTAGATTCTTGAGATGTAGGTTTACCAGAACGTCCTCGTCCCGGTGCAACTTGTTTCTCAAGTTGTGAGTTAGAATTTGATCGGTTCTCACGAGCAGTTTCGGGTGTTCCAAATTCCTTTTCCCAAGCCGCAAAGAAACTCGCCACACGTCTTGTATCTAGATTCTTTTGTGCGTCTTCTAGATATGTTTGGCGTGAAATCCCTGTAAGCGGGTCAATAGATAACAACCAAGACTGAAAGTCTGCATTGTCATTAATGTCCTGCCAATTAGGTACTTCATTGGAAAGTCCAGACCAAAACGCTTGTTCACTGCTAGCTTGTTGTTGTGCTTGTACTTGTTGTACTTGTGGCACAAATCCTTGTAGCTGTTGAATTGTTTTCTCCAACTGTGCAATCCGCCCATTCGCGGCATTAACTTCTTCACGAGCTGCTCGTCTCATAACATCAATCGAATCACCATACTCTTTCATATCAGCATCTGTGATCAAAGGATCTGTAGATACTGGTTCTTCAGGTTTGGTTGATTGTTGCATAGTGCTAAGCAACTGTTCCAGTTGTGAAACACGGGCGCTAACTTCTCTGTTCTTTGCGTTTAGGCGCGGAACATCGGCGTTATACATCCCTTGTAGCGTCTTGTACTTTTGTTCCCAAGACTCTTTTGGTTGAGCGTCTGATTCCACTTGCTCTTGTGTCTCAGACTTCGGTGCCTGATCTTCTACACTGTCGGAAGTTTGTTCTATAGGCTGCTCAACAGGTACTTCAGTAGCCTCGGTTTTTTCAACCTGTGCTGTTTCTGTTTCGCTGTTTAACTCTTTATACAACTCTTGTACTTCCTCAGACTGTTTCTGAACTTGCTTTGGTATTCCCATAATCGCTCCTATCGGTGTGCGTAATTAAAAGCAGCTGTCTTCATGACTTTGCCGCCGTTTCAGGGGACTCTTTTATGAGCTTACTTAGCTCTATCAAAATTTGACACCGCCCCTGTGCAAGTGCCGTATTTTGTGTAGCGTTTGGTAGCCGCGATAACTCCTCTGTACTCCATCCCTCTAGCCACTCTAGGACTTCTGGGTATTGACGTACAGTGTTAGCTAACGCCTTGATAACTTCTGGACTAGGCCGTTTCATCTAGACCTCCCAGCGCCACCGTTACCAACTGTGTTTGCTTCCATTCCACCTTTGGGAGAACCGTCAGGTTGAGCAGCTTGTGCTTGCATTTCTGCTTGCTGCTGAGCTTTCATCATCTCAGCATTCATCTTCTCATCATGACTGGACTTTTCCCGAGATGGAACAATATCATCCACAGGCATTTGCAACCCTTTGGCAATCTCGCGAAGAATCGCGGCACGGCCTTCCTTACCAACAATCTGCATATCCATCTCGTTGGCTGTTGCATTAAGAAATTCTATTCGACGCATGTTAACAGTTTCTTTAACAGCTAAGTTAACTGCTCCTCTAGGCATAATATCAACATCGCCTTTAATACTTTCGTCTTCATCATATCGCATGTTATAAACAAACTGTCGATGAACAACTGGTTTTATTACATCATTATCAATGTGCATTACTACTTGACGTATCCCCTTACCAGCTGACCCCATTAACATTGATAACCCCGATGCTGTACGTCCTGCCCCTGACACATTCAAGTCACCATAAACATAAGAGGGGATGCCTGAATGGTCGTCAGCTAATTTACTAAACTTATCGTATACAGCCATTAACGTATTAGCGTTATCATCTGGTTGTGTAAATCGGACTGCAGGAGAACTAGAACCAAACGGGTCATTAGTTACCTGCCATATTTTCCAAGGATGTAATTGTGTAATATCTTCATTAGGTGGAATACGCTCAAGGTTTACTTCAACTTGAGGGCCTGATGAAATACCCATGTTATTAATTAGTGCACGAGCTGATGCGTTACATACACCTTGTATGTCTTCTATGATTTCGGGAATCCCCTTACCCCAAAACGCCCCCGGAGACTTAATAAAGGATGTTTTGGCGTAAGGTTTTTCACCAAGGGGATCATAGTTAAGAACTGCTTTGATAACATAGTTACCTACAATCCAAACATTTGCATCATATTCACGAGCTTCGTCTTCAATTTCTTCTTCGTCCATCCCCCATTCGACAAGCATCTTACCACTGACTTTACCCCAGAACTCTAGAGCGTCATAAATGTCGGTAGGTCTAGACTCGGTATGGAACTTACGTTCTTCTTCGTCTTTCATTAGTTCAACATCTTCGTTGATCCATGATTGACCATTACCAATTTCTAAAACTTTTCTAATTGCATCTTCATCATAACCGGGAACTCCAATCATGTCTGCAAGTTCAGTACGACTTAGTGGGTGGTGTTCAAATAAATATCCATCCCGTATATTAGTAATACCGGGTTCTGGATATATTTTAAAAGGATCAACTCTTTCAAACTCTGGAGCAATAACTTCAATAGCTTCTACAGTAGTTCTACCCATTTCATCTTTTGTGTAACCTAACTTACGCTGCCTACGAACAACAGGGCCTTTCAAGAAAGCACATGGATAAGTAACCATGTCTGTTATAAAATCGTTAAATGATTCTCCCCAACCACCTTGTGCAAACTGATCTGAAATTTTTATTTTCATTTTCTTTGCACGGTTATCTGCATCTTGCAGAAGTTTAAATCTGTAATCTTGTGTTAGCATTTCTTTCATTTCAGCAATCTCATCAGGAGTCGGAGCTAGCTTATGTTGCTCAATCATCTTCACAACCTCTGCTGCAAACACATTTTGTAGTTCTGCAGTTTGGTCAGGAGACAAATCTGGAATAGGTGTTGGCTGCAAATCCCAAGGGGGAGTTCCTTGGTCAAGAAGAATATCACGCAACCAACTCTCAGCAGCACGACACTTAACTTCTGTTATCATCATATAGATGTCAGAACCGCCTTGCTGATGAATCTGTTGTAATTTATCTGCTTCATACTCACCATTACGTTGACGTAATGCTTTGAGCATAATTGTTTCAAGTGGTTTCTTAGAACGCTTAGCTGCGTCCCAACATGTTCGTAGATGAGATGTAATACCAAGTACAACGCTATCCGCTTGACGATCAGCGAGCGCTTTATCTCGTAACTCTTTCTCTTGCTTAACAAGAGTCGCATTATCGATTACTTGTAGCATTACCGTATTATACCTCTAATATTCTTTATCTTTGTTTTTATTCTTTTTCTCCAAGATTTCTAGATCTTTCATCTTAACTACATCTTCAGGCTCATTCTTGTCAGTGTAAACTACACCGCCATCTTTATAGCTTCGAACTTTTGTCTTTATTATCTTGTAAGGTTTACCTTGTCCACACTTCATAAACAACCTCCTAAACTTTCTTTGCTAATTTTGGGTCTATCTTTTTTTGGACAGACTCTGGCAACTTAGCAAAACCTTTAAATTGTTTTGGTACTAGACCGCCATCTTTATATTTTGGCACTGTTCCACCACCAGAATTTTTCTTTGCTTCTTTTCTAGGGTCAAAACCTTTAGACAGGAAAAACTGCATAAGGCTCATACTGTCAGAAGCAGGCCCATCAAAATACTGTTCTCGCAGCTTCATCTCTCTTTCAGTCATAAACAACCTCCAATAAGTATATATTACATCATAGTATACACACAAGTTTGTGTTTGTCTAACATAAAAATAACCCTCTGCAAGGGGCAAACCAGCAGAGGGTTAAAGGAGTAACATGAATGAAACGTCAAGTGACGAACTGATTATATCAAGTCCAACCCGCTGACGCAACCCTTCTAACTTCTCTTTTCTGCAAAGTATATGCCGCATCACTCGCGTGATTAATATGAAGCATTAAATATTGTAAAGCTTCTGCAACGTGTGAATGTTTATTCTTTTCTATGTTCCCGTTCTTTTTGTGGAATCTGTATCCTCCCATCATGGCTGCTTTAAGCTGTGTACATTTTGGATCAAGTAGAAAAGCTGCATCGCCGTCTACCTGACGCATCAAGTAATCATCAACTGAAGACAAACGTGCTGACACACTATTTGTTTTAGCTGGCATAACACGTAGACCTTCTGCTTTAATAATATCTACTGCTGATCGTTCATCAGTTTGAGCACGTTGTATACCTGCTGGATCACAGATAACCATAACAGGTGCTCCGGTAAACCGTTCAAAGATTAGTGGTTTGAGTATGGTGCGGACGAAACGCTGAATGCCCATATCAAATGATACGGCTTCGTCAAGGATCAACGTTCGTCCGCGAGGATCTTGTTGCCCTATTACTGCCGCTGGTGTCAAGCCTAAATCCATACCAATTACGATTGGGCGTACACCATTTATAATCGGACGTAGGGTTTGTCCCGCTATATGATAGTCTGGTCTAAAATACTTATACACAGGTTGTCCCGCAGAACTTAACCCGTATTCCCCATCTACATAAACTCGAACGTATTCATCTGACCTACCTTGAGTATCATAATAACCGTCAGGTAAATTTTCTATGTTCTCTGCTAATGGACTACGACCTGATGGTTGTTTAAATACATCCCACCCGTTGTCGTTAGGACTTACACCATCTTTGGAATCAAGTCCTTC